CCCAGAAGGTAATGAGGTCGAGGTAGCATCTGTGGAGGTTACTGAAGAAGAACCCGAAGTCAATGAAACTGAAGAATATCAGGAAAGTGAATACGGCACAAAGACTTCGCTGTATGGGATGATCAAAAAACCGAAGGTTGCGTTCATCTAAAACTAATTTGGGCTACCCGTATACGGCCCCCAAGGAAAAATCATGGCAAGATATAAACGTGCAGAAATGGCAGATGATGATCTGTCTTACAGTCAAGAACTGGAAAAAGAACAAAAGGCTCAACAGGATGGGCCAGAACCACAAGACGCAGAGGAAGCTTCCTTTAAAAAGCGTTATGGCGATCTACGGCGACATACTCAAACACAGATGTCCCAGAAGGATCAGGAAATTTCTAATCTGAAAGCACAGCTTGAAACAGCGGCTAAAGGTCAGATTAAGTTTCCTAAGACGGATGAAGAGATCGAACAGTGGTCTACTAAATATCCTGACGTAGCTAAAATCGTAGACACTATTGCTCGTAAACGTGCAAATGAAGCACTAGAGGAAGGTGAAAAGCGATTAGGTCATTTGAAAGACCTAGAGAAGAAGCTGACACGCAAAGAAGCAGAACAACAGCTTATGAAGCTACATCCTGACTTCGGTGAGATACGACAAGACCCCGCATTCCATGAATGGGTGGCACTACAGCCTACATACCTGCAAGATGCTTTGTATAAGAATAATACAGATGCCCATGCAGCGGCCCGTGCGATTGATTTGTATAAAGCGGATAAAGGTAAGCGTAAGTCTTCTCCTAAGTCTGCCGCACAATCTGTAGGACGTACATCAGGTGCTTCTGCACCGACAGGCGGTAAGCCTAAGTTCTCAGAAAGCCAAGTAGCAGCGATGTCTGATCGTGATTACGAAAAGAATGAAGACGCTATTTTGGAAGCAATGCGCACAGGTTCTTTCGTGTACGACGTATCAGGCGCAGCACGGTAAGAAAAAAAGCCAACAGTAGATAATAAGACCATTTACTGTTGGCTTCAAAAATGTTATAATGATTGTAGTAACAGGTTCTTTCTAACCTTTTTGGTAAAGGGTTATAATGAGGTTGTTTCTTCAATCTCTAAACAGGAAATAGGGCCTCTATTTAGACTACCCCTATAATCCTTTTTTTCAGAAGAAATACGACAGTCAGTCCACCAGTATGGCGAGGCCCGTATATACGGCAGTGTATACGCACCCTTATATCCATACTGCCACTCAAAGTCCTCTTCTGTGTTCTGTCCGAAGCTTTCGCTTCTAGCCATTTCACAAAGGAGACATAAAATGGCATTTCCAAAGGCAACAGGTTATACTAACCTACCAAACGGCAACTTCTCACCCGTCATCTACTCGAAAAAGGTGCAGAAAGCTTTCCGTAACTCTTCAGTCGTAGAAGATATCACGAACACTGACTATGCAGGCGAGATCGCCAACATGGGCGACAGTGTTAAGATCATCAAAGAGCCAGAAATCACAATCAACTCTTATGCTCGTGGCACAACGCTTGCGACACAAGATTTGACAGATGCTGACTTCACAATGATCATCGATCAAGCAAACTACTTCCAGTTCGCATTGGACGATATCGAAGAAGCGCACTCACACGTAAACTTCATCGATTTGGCGACAGATCGTGCAGGTTTCAAACTACGTGATGCGTTTGACTCAGACGTACTAGGCTACATGTCTGGTTACGAATGGAACGGCACTGCATGGGTTGCACGTACAGCGGCAGCAGGTACTAAAGCAGATGCAGCAGCAGGTGCAGACGAATTGCTTGCGGCTAACAAGCTAACAGCAGGCGCATTCGGCGGTACAGCAGCTAACTCTATCCCTGTAGCAGCAGGCGGTGGCACAGGTGCAGTAACTTCACCATTGGCAGTCTTGAACCGCATGGCACGTCTAATGGACGCAGCTAACGTGGACACAGATGGTCGTTGGATCGTTGTTGATCCTGTCTTCAAAGAAATCCTAATGGATGAAGACGCAAAATTGATCAACGCTGACTTCGGCGGCGAAGGTGAAGTACGCAATGGTCGTCTACCAGGCACTATCCGTGGCTTCCGTGTGTACCAGTCAAACAACCTACCTTACAAAGGTACAGGCGCAGGTACATCTGCTTCTTCAGGTTCTACTACAAACTTCGGTGTTGTTGTTGCGGGTCACGACTCAGCGGTTTCTGTTGCGGATCAGATTGCAAAAACTGAATCTTTCCGTTCACCAGACACATTTGCAGACATCGTGCGTGGTATGCAGCTTTATGGTCGCAAAATCTTGCGCCCAGAAGGTCTTATCACAGCGAACTACAACTTGGCGTAATCGCTATGGGGGCAGGGCAACTTGCCCCCCTTTTCCCTTTTTAAGGTTTACCAATGCCCTCCACTTATATTGATCTTTGCAATAAAACATTGCGTCGGTTGAACGAAGTTGAAATTGCTGCAGGCGATTTCCCAAACGTGCGTGGTGTACAGGCGTTGGTGAAAGACGCTGTAAAAGCAGCTATCGCCCACATAAACCAAGCAGAATACGAGTGGCCCTTCAACGCTGCAGAACACACACAAGTGTTAACTGTAGGTCAGTCTGAGTATAGTTGGCCCGATTATTATAAAGTTTCTGATTGGAACAGTTTTCAAATCCAAAAGGCAGAAGCCCTTGGTGTTGGCTTCAAGACATTGAAACCAATTGATCGTGACACATGGTATGCAGAATATCGTGATCAGGATTATGAAGCAGGAACGCAAGGACGTGGTGTCCCAGAAATGGTTTTCCAAGGTCACGGTAATGGCTTTGGTGTGACACCTTCCCCTGACAAGGCATACACTTTGCGCTTTCGTTACTACCTGAATTATTCAGACCTAACGAATGCTACCGATGTAACCCGCATTCCAGAAAGCTTTGATACCGTCATTATCGACGGGGCGTTGTATCATCTGTACATGTTTAAAGATAACGTAGAAAGCGCACAGATTGCGTTTGTTGCGTTTGAGCGTGGTATTAAAAACCTTCAATCCTTATACATCAATAATTTTGAATACGTTTCTGATACTAGGGTGAGGTTCTAATGCCTGATCGTATCCAGAGTTATAAAGTCATCTGTACTGGCGGCTTAAACTCAAACGAAAACCACCTTGATCTATCAGACAATGCTGCAGGCTCTGCAACACGTTTGGTAAACTACGAACCCTCGTTGTACGGGGGCTATCGTCGTATCGAAGGCTATGAAGCTTATGATGATCTATTTCCTGAAGTAACAGAAAACGCTTCAGCCGAAGGTAAGGTTCTAGGCATTGCTATCTTTAAGGACGACGTAACAGATAGCACGAAAGTTATTGCTGCCCGTAAAGACGTGGGTGCGAACACTTACAGCTTCTATTATCACACACCTCTTATTGGTTGGCGTAAGTATACACTAGACCACGCACATGTTCGTAATATGTCTGATGGGGTTCGTACTGTAGACAAACTGCGCCATGTGACGTTTAACTTCGGTGATGGTAACAAGATTTGTTTTGTAGATGGTGTTAACCCTGCTATTGTTTTTGATGGTTCACATTGGGAAACACTTACTAAAACAGGTACAGGAACAAGCCCTACAGACACAGGCCACAGTTCTAATACAGGTGGCGGGGATCAGTGTCTTAATGCCCCTTCAATCGTAGACGTTTTTGAAAACCATTTGTTTCTAGCGGGTGACCGCACGGCACAGGCGGCTATTGCACATTCAGCCCCCAAAGACCCCTATGATTTTACAGTGGCTAATGGTGCAGGACAGTTGGCTGCAGGCTTTGATGTAGTACAGATTAAGCCTTTCCGTGATAATCTTTTCGTATTTGGTAATAACGCCATTAAAAAGATTATTGCCGATATAACAAACGGCTTTGTGATTGATCAGGTTACAGCTAACGTGGGATGCGTTGCAAAAGATAGCGTACTGGAAATCGGCGGTGACCTAATGTTCTTGGCACCAGATGGCTTCCGTCCTGTTGCAGGTACATCTCGTATTGGTGACGTTGAACTAGAAACTATCTCTAAACCTATTCAGGCTACTCTAGTTGATACGATCCGTAACCGTGATCTAACAACTCTAAACGGCGTAGTTATTCGTTCTAAATCTCAGGTGCGTTACTTTGTAGGTGACGATGATATTGAACAGTCTAGTAGCTTTGGTTTGATCGCAGGCCTTACAGACGCACAAGGTTCTATCAATTGGGAATTTGGTGAACTTGTAGGTATCCGTGCTTCCTGCGCTACATCAGAATATATTGGTACAGAAGAATTTGTACTGCACGGCGATTATGACGGAGTGGTGTACCGCCAAGAAAAAGGTACATCGATGAACGGTAATGATATCGTCGGTATCTATTCTACGCCTTACTTAGACTTTGGTGAAACTGAAGAACGTAAGTACATCCGTAAGATTAATACCTTTGTACGTGCTGAAGGCCCTATGGAAATGAACTTGTCCTTGGCCTTTGATTGGGGTGATTACAATACAGCACGGCCTTCTACTTATACTCAACAAAGTAAAGGTGGCCCTACAGTTTATGGTGGACGTTCAATTAGCTACGGTGCGCCAAACGTCCTTTATGGGGGTTCATCAAAACCCATCATGACATCAGATGTTCAAGGTTCAGGTTTCTCGGTTCGTGCCACCTATGTGACCGTTGGTCAAACAGAACCTTTCTCAATCCAAGGCATCGTAATTGAATATTCCGTCGCAGGGAGAAGATAAAAAATGGCAGGTTACACACGCCAGAGTATTGCTGACATCATCAACGGTGCTGACATCACGGCTCCACCCGTTAATGCTGAATTCAACCAATTAGCTGCAGCCTTTCACGGCACTACAGGTCACAGTCATGACGGCTCTACTGGTAATGCGCCTAAGATTGATCTTACCACTTCCCTGACAGGATACCTGCCACAGGTACACG